CATCTGCCGTAAGTGCGTTAGCCAAGGCGGCGGTCTTACCAAGTTTGCTGTCCTCAGTAACACCTGTTGGTTTTGATACTCCATCCCCAACAGTATATGCCTCATTCGTTCCGCGACCTATTCTCTCTGCCAAAATATCCCTCAAGAAAGTCGGTAGATCAAATGCGCTGTCAGTCATCAACTGTAGAGGCACTTTAATCATGTCAGAACTTCTTGTAAAATCGCTTAATTGAATTTGACCGAATAGAACATCTTTGTTAGTTACCTTGGTATTTTCCGTCAACCAACGTCCAGTGTTGCCAGTGTCATCAGTAGTAGGCCAGTCAAGCGTTCCTCCCTTGTCTGATTTTATAATCCTGGAAGCCTCTCTCATGCCTCCGAATGCTAACAAAGCTCTGTCTAATTCCAACTGGAATTGTTTAGGAACGAGGAATCCACCTTTGTTTCCTGTAACAGTACCTTGCTGGCGTGAATGCATAACGTCCGCATATATCTCTTTCTCGTCTTTATCCAAAGATTCATAGCCCATCTGTAAGGTTTTCCAAAAGACTGCCTGCTCTTTCTGGTATTGAGAAAAAACCTCTTTCTCACGCTTTTCCAATGAATCATAACCGTGTTCAAATTTCTTGGTTACGGCTTTGTCCATATCGGATTGAGTAGCTTTTTCCACATTCGGATCAGTGGGGACGGCAGGGGGTTCATCCACTTTGATTGCCTCCTCAGCAGCCAGTTTCTCCAAACGGTCAATCCTTTTCTTTAACGCATCAGCATCAGCAAGATGTTTGTCATATTCTGTATTCTCATCTTCGTTCAATTCGCGGTCTTCTCCTTCTGCGTTATCAATAATAACTCTTGCATCAGCAATCAGCTTCAGCCGATTTTCATGCATTGCCTTAGTTTCTTGTATCATGGTTTGATGTTTTAAGTGTTAAGAAATTTGTGCTAATTCTAACTTCTTTTTTTGCAAAGATAATCTTTTTTTTGTTACTGGTTCATTTTCTTGTTTTTTTTCTGTCGCCGGCTCAAAAAGTAACGTTTTTATTTTATTTTCCTCTATAAAATCCCGTGCCTGTTTTTCCGTCCAGTCCTTTGTTGGAAAACGTAATGCTTGTGTAAGTGGTTGATCTGCGGGTGCATCGGAGCCCTTTAATTTGCCCCAGATAATGGCGGCTGTTGATGGTATGCTCACTAAGCCCGCACCTGGAAACACTCCCCGGTTATTTTTGGTTCTACGAAAAGTATCGGGATTAAATCCGTCTGGATTTCTCACCCTTGCAGCATGTTCGTTCGGAAATGGACGCTCCTCTATATTATCAACATTTTCTCCGTTATTATAAATTAATAATATGTCTCGTTCTAATTCGGCATCATAAGCCCGCTTTTGTGCATCACGATTAGATGGAATATTTACTAACGATACTTCTAATAATTCTCTTTTACCATAATGAAAAACATCTATTTCCTTTCCACTTTTTAACTTAACCGTTTTGGTTTCACCCTTTTCACCTGGCAAAGGAAGGAATCCTACACTTACACTTCCCAATGAACCAAAATTTACCTTTTTAAATAATTTATCTGCTTTTTCATTAATTTCTTTTGGCTCAAATTCTACGGTAAGTATCTTTTCTCCATTTTCTGTCCTTAATTTAATTCCTTTACCAATAACATCATCCGGATCACTTTTTTTAAACATACTACCATATATCTCATGTTGATAACCAAAAACAGGATTTCGCATATAAGCATCAGTATCCCATCCCTTTTCATCAAGTACCGTATTATGCCTATCAATAGATTCGTTGGTTATAGCAAAATCTATAGTTCTTTTTTCTGTATCAATTGCTCGAACAGACATCGGAAGATGTCTTATTGCTATTTCAGAATTTATTTCAGTATTCATTATGTGTTATTTTGATTTTCTCCAACCGGGTTATAATTTGCTAATATATAAAATAAATCTCCCAAATCATAATCATTAAAGTTTTCCATTCTCCTTGCTTGGTTAGGTGTCATAACTCCATTTTGGATTAAGACCCTATAAAATTCAGCCCTCTGTTTTGGATCACCCCTTAATAGTCCATCAAGGTTATGTTTCACAAAAATAGTATTTTTTTCGTCTTCAAAGAATAATTTATCATTTATTTCTTGCTCAATATTTATCAGCCAGGGATTAAGGTCAAATTTTGCATAACCTTGTACCAACATTTGTATATTAGAATAAGTAGCCCTCTCCAAATCATATACAAGTGGAGGTGGTACTCCAAATATTCTCGCCACATCTGTGATACTAAGTTTTCTGGTTTCAAGAAATTGTGCGTCGTCCGGGGGAATACCTACTTGTTTATATGTCATTCCTTTGTCCAATAATGCTGTTCTTTCACCTCCCTTCAAGTGTGTATTCTCCCATGATTCCCTTAAATTTTTCAATGCATCCTTACTTAAATGACCCGGTATTTCAATCACTCCATCTAACTGAGCACCTTTCTGATAAAATTCTGCACCAAACTCTTGTGCAGCCAATCCAAGTCCTATGTTTTCCCTAAGTGTTGTTATCGGAGATTTTCCCACCAATCCATCAAAGCTGATGCCTTTTTGATGTAAAACATGTGCAGAATCAATAGTTATAGTTTTTCCATCATCCATTTCAAATCTATATAAAATTCTATTGTTTTTTCTATCAAATAACGGTGTTACTTTACTTGGATGGAAAGGCAATAATTGTTCGGGTCTTAATCTATTATCAAATACTATCAATGAATAAGCATTTCCCCAGAACTGAATGTGCATCATGGACAATTGGCGCCATATATAAGCTGTTTGAAATCTGTTGGGCTTTTTTTGTAGAAGCAATTGAATAGGATGGTCGGATAAATTTTCACGATTATTTCCTATTTTCTCAAATACTTTTAACGGTAACGATGCTATCGTAGATGCGTTCAACCATGCGGCACGCCACACGGCAGGAAGTGCCAATGCGGTCTCACTATTAACCGTCTGTCCACTTGCGGTGGGTCGTCCAAATAAATTCGTCAGCCAAACAGCAGGATTAGCAAGTGATGTGCTTGGATTTTCGGCGCTTTGTCTTAAAAAAGGAAGTAATAATAATTGTCTTTGTAGATAATTCATTTACTTTTTTTGGTTAAAAAATTCAATATATAAAGTAAATATATGCAAAATAAAATAGAGAATAACAACCAATGTATCTTATACACGCCATAGCCTATTAATGCTATTAACGTAAAAAGTACCGTCCAGGTTGCATAATTTTGAAATTTTTTATTGTTTAAAATATTTTTCATCTCTTAAATTTAGCCATTTTTTTCTGTTTATTTCCAAATTTTTGTACGTTAGTTTTTCTTTGAGTTGCAGTGGCTCATAGGAACCCTGTGTTATTATTCCGACGCCCTCATCGGTATCTATCACAAACATAGTAAAATTTTTCAATTCTGTTCTTAATTTCACCCATGCTTTCCACACATTCCCATTCCATATTTTAGTTGAGCGAGGTATTATCTGCCTTAATTCAGAGATGGGATTGCAGTCGTGCATCACTATTGTCCCTCCCTTTATTAGATAGTCCAATGAATTAATAACATCATTATACACTTGTCCGGCTTCGTGATACCCATCAATAAAAATTATATCGTATTTTTTATTATTCTGCCCAAAGAAACGGTCAGATGTCATCATGTGTGTTGCTTTGAACTTCAGGTCGGGATTCCACCTGTCGGGCAAGCAGGGATCAACACCGGTCTTATTTTTGCATTTTATAAGATCATAATTTATACCTTGCTGTGTGCCTATCTCCAGATAAGACTTATAATTAAACGTTTTGATCAGCGAGTTTATAACGTCCGTTCTATTCATTTTCTCTTTTGATTATGTCTCCATGGTAACCCCTTTTATTGACACCCACATAGGGATCATAAACACTACCGGCATCTATTAAAGTGGCATCTTTTAGTTCTTTATGCAGTATGTCAATCATAACGTTAGCACCCATGCTTGCTGAAAAGGAAAATACCGGCTTATCTAACTTGATTTTCCGGCATTCATCCATTATATAGTCCTTCTGCTCCCAGCAATTTACCGAAAAAATCTCAATAAAATGCTCGTATTTTACCTTTTTGTCTATACTTTTCAAGTAATCGGGACCAATTATAACAGTATTTCGGGCGGAAAGTGCTTTGAAAAACGGCTCTATATTGTTCTTTATGCTTGCCTTGTGCAGCATATCTGCGTTGCACCAATCTATTTTTAACTCATTCAGGTCCAAAAATCCCATTATTTTTTCTCCCTGTACCCGGGTAGCCATATTCTGCATACCCAATCGATAATCTGGTTGTCCTCTTAATACCTCTGCCAAAGCATCGCCCATATCTTTGAAATAGGTGTGCTTATCACAATTTGTCCCTTCCTTTCTAAAGATGGCATTCCATTCACCATCACCGAACCGAGTAAAGGTAAATTGTCTGTTTTGCTCCAAGCATAAGAGCAAATCCTGGTAGTTCCATTCGTCAATCATAATCATATTAATTTTTGTTTATTAAGTGAGGATAAAATAATTCAAAATCCTTCCTGTAAAAATCAATTATCATATTTTTTGTTTTATCATTAAAGTAAAATTCATAATTTTTTCTTATTGTGTTGTTATGATGTATAAGTCTTTTGCCGAAATAATTGAAAAAATCATTATTTAATGTTTCAAATCTAAATATAATATCAACCATAATCTTATTTCCTTTGCATATAAAATAATGTTGCGGTAACCAGCCTTCATGTTTGAATGATTTTGGATTATTTATGAGTTTTTTTATAACATCTTTAAATTTACCACTGCATATTTCTTTATCCTGATGCTCATTAAATTGCTTTGCAAACATCAAACAGCTTACAAATCTATCTAATGGGTTTCTAATAACTGCTAATATAGGATATTTATACTTTTCATAATATTTATATCTTTTATGTCCAAGTGATTTCATTCCTAATGTGAGTTGTATTGAACCGCCTGCATTTTTGGGTATATGAACAAATGATAATTTAAGTTGATGACCAATAGACATTATCTAAATTTTAATGTATTTTTTACGCTTTAATATGAAACTTGTACCGCCGTGTTCCCATGCCTGAATCTCACAACCAAGCTCTTTGATAATATCAAAATTTTTAATTGCTATTTCAAAATCTTTTCTGTTAATAATTGAATGATAAGTAAATCCGCCATGTGAGTGGTTCTTAATGCAATGAGTTTTTTTGTCTTTTGATATTTCCTGGCGATGAATAATGACATAATTCTTAGCCAAATTTAATACTTTTTTTAATACCTCCAATGGGTATTCCATGACATCAATAAAGGCACTCATTAGTATTGCGTCGTAATGTTTAATAAGACCAATATCATCATATACGTCCATCTTAATATACCTCTCATTGGGCATACATTTCATTGCAACAGTGT